CCACGGCCAGTGGCAAGTGTTCCATCCATTTCTCCCGGTAAATCCGCAGAGATAAATTACTACATCTGATTTATTTTTCATGGTAGAAAAAAGTCCCTTACTAATTGTTTTAATTTTTCAAAATCGTCATCTGTTATCATATGATTGTTTCCTATGTAGAATCCTGTTTCATGTAAGTCTTCTACTTTTTGGAAATCTGCAGGATGGTTCACATCTGGATCAGCCTCATACTCTGATAGAAAAGGTTGTCTTAATAAGTTACCGCCTATTAAGGGCCTTGTCTCTACACCGTTATCTTTAAGATGCTTTTCTAAATTTTGTTTTGTTTCTTTATCTTTACAAAGAAAAGGAAGCGCAAAGCTTGAGTTACCTTTTGTTTCAATATTAGAATTAAATGTGTAAGGGTAGCTAGAAAGAATATTCATAAATTTATCTAGATTATCTTTTCGAATCTTTATCCATTCGTCTAAATCTTTTAATTGTTCCATTCCTAAGACAGCATTTAATTCTGTACTTCTAAAATTATAACCATCTGTTACAAATAGAAATGCTGGATGTATTTCTTTATACTCATTGATGTATTTTGATTTTTCTGGTTCGAACATTTCTCTTACCATTCCATGTGATCTTTTTGCCCTCATCAGATTATAAAGTTTAAAGTTATTTGTTGAAACCATACCGCCTTCTATTGTACTCATGTGGTGTCCAAAATAGAAACTAAATGTCCCACCTTGTGTATAATCTCCAGAACCTGCTTTAACACCATCAACTTCAACACCGTGTGATTCACATACGTCTTCTGCAATCAGGGCACCTGGCCATAATTCTCTGCATGTCTTTGTATCCGCAGCTATTCCTAGCAAGTGTGTTATCCATATCATGCCAATTGCTGGATGTTTTTCTTTTATCTTTTTTAAGTGGTCTTTACAAAAGCTAAATGTCTTGTAATCTACATCACAAAAGATTGGTTCCATATTCAATTGAAAAACTGGTGATATATTTGTTACCCATGTCATCGATGGAACTAATACTTTTGCACCGTCAGGTATTTTATAAAGCTCTTTTAATGCTGCTAATAGTAGAAAATTTGCAGTGCTGCCTGATGATACCATCAATGAGTGTTTTACACCTAGCCAGTCTGACCATTGCTTTTCGAACTCTGCAACTTTAGGTCCATTTGTTAATCTACTATTGTTTGTTATAAAATCTGTTAGAACTTCTTTGTGTTCTTTTGTTATGATTTCTTTCATTAAGGGCCAAAACATATTCTACTCCTCGTGTAAATTTATATCGTTCTTTACCATTCTTTCTATCATTTCATCAAAGTTTACTTTAGGCTGCCAACCTAATTCTGTCCTTGCTCTTGAGCTATCGCCTGCAAGATAATGAACATCTGCAGGTCTCATAAAAGCAGGATCTTGGACGACGTGTTTTTCCCAATTTGCAACTCCTATATTTTGAAATGCAACATCCAAGAAATCACCTATAGTGTGTATTATTCCTGTTGCTATTACATAGCTTTCTGGCTTGTCATTTTGTAACATCAGCCACATAGCTTCAACATAATCAGGTGCATATCCCCAATCTCTTTTTGCGTCTAGATTTCCAAGTGTTATAATATCTTTTTTGCCGTGGTATATTTGAGCAACTCCATCTGTTATTTTTCTGGTTACAAATTCAATTCCTCTTCTTTCTGATTCGTGATTAAATAATATTCCACTAACATTAAACATATCATAAGACTCTTTATAATTTATAGTTATCCAGTGTCCGTATAATTTTGCAACACCGTAAGGTGATCTAGGATGAAACTTAGTATCTTCGTTTGCAAAGTTTTCCATCTTACCGAACATTTCAGAAGTTGAAGCTTGATAAAATTTAATCTTTTTTCCGTATTCTCTTATTGCTTCTAACAGCCTGAGTACACCAATACCTGTCACATCACCTGTTTGTTCTGGTGTGTTCCAGCTTTCGCCTACAAAAGACTGCGCGCCTAAACTGTAAACTTCATCTGGATCTGATTCTCTTAAAACTCTTGCCAAAGAATTTTGATCAGCAAGATCTCCTTTTACAAATGTTATCCTGCCTTCGAGATGTGCTGTATTAACCCTATTTTTACTGCTTGTTCTTCTTTCTAACCCAAAGACTTTGTAACCTTTTTCAAGTAACAAATCAGCAAGATAGCTGCCGTCCATTCCGTTTATGCCTGTAATTAGTGCTTTCTTCATCTCATTATCCTCTCATAATGTTTATTTTGTTCTTCTTGTTTTATTATATTTTTCGGGTGTTTAAGTGCCCATTGTTCTTCAAACGGTAAAAATGCATCTTTGGTTGCGCCTACTAATCTTTCGTGAACAGGCTTTGTCCATTTTATGTGTTCTGCATTTTTATAAATTCTTTGTTGTGGATCTGGCCAGTTTATTCTCTTTCTTTCATCAACTCTCCAACCCCACTTTTGTATGTGATCGTTTGTAAGACCTTCAACTGTGTTTATCCTTGGCACCCAGTACAATTCTATTTCTGGGTTTGACTGTATTAGAGCTTTTATATTCTTTATTAAGAACTCACTTGGTATTTCATCAGCATCAATATTTACGATCCAGTCACCGTTACATTTACTATTCATAAAGTTCTTGTGTACTGAAAAATCGCTATAGAGGGCGTGCTCTTCAAATATTATATTGTGTTTTGGCTCATGTATGTATTCATCAAAAATGCGCCAAGTCTTGTAGTCTGAATGATCATCTATTATTACAAGTTCGTCTTCAGGGTCTTTGTGTTCTAATATAAAAGGGATTAGCTTTTTTATTTCTTTGTGTTCATTGTGTGTTGTAACAGCGTAACTTATTTTCATTTTAAATATTGTCTTCGTTTATCCTTGGTTCGGGAATGTAGCCTAATATTTTTTTCCTCGTTAATCTATCAAACTCAAGATCTTCAGCGACAAAGACTGCGTATCTTGTGAGCATATGCCAAGAAAAAGTCTTATAAACTTTTAACGGAAGCACATCTATTGCTTTCTTTACTTTTGGCCACATCTGCCTAGGATTTCCAGTCATAAGTACATCATAAGTTTCGTCATCTACTTCTCTTATTAGTCCCATACTGCTTATTAATTTACTTTGTTCTTTTAAGTTCATAACTCTTTCACCTCTTTTTTGAGGTGTTGCAGAAAGCTGAAGTGTGTGTACTAATCGAACAAGTCTTCCGTCTTTTTTTCTCTTGTACATATGTCTTTCATTAAGTATAAGACATCTGCGCTTTCTTAATTTTGCACCAGGGAGCTTTCCCTGATAATTAAAGTCTAATATCTGACCTGGCTGTATTGATGCCCAACTAGCTCTTTTCAACTTTGAGATCCTTAGTTATTCCCATCTCTCTTATTGCTGAGAGGAAATCATTCTTATCAGACGTCATTGCATTATCTACATCAAGTTTTGATTCATAGCCTTCAGCATCTGTATCACCTTCTTCGACAGGGACAACTTTTGCGTATTTCCAAACCCAGTCTTTTACTTTGCCATTTTCTTCATCAACTTCTATTGGTTCTGGATAAATCATGCCTAGCTTTCCCATATTGACAACAGATGGGTACCACCATATTTGTCTTTCATCATCAAACTTTTTCATTTGATTCATAACAATTGCCATGTCTTTAGAAGTGTCACTGTCATATTCTTCATTAAATCTTGCATCACTCATAAAACCACATTGAAAACACATATAACTGCTAAATTCTTGAACTTCTTCAAAGCAGTTATTATTATCACCGCAGTTTCCACATTTTACAACTCTTTCCATATTATGCCTTCTCCAACTTTGGTAAATTAATCTTTGGTACAACTGTTTCTGTAAATGTTGGTAAGTGTGAAGTCAATATTTTATCTAACTTTGTTACCATTGACTTAAAGCTAAACTTAGAAGTATTATATATCATCTGCTTCATACCTTTATTTTTATATGTCTTTAAGTTTTTTCTTATATGAAGCATCTTCTGTCCAGCTGCTCTATAATCAACTTGAAACCACTGCTGTCCTTCAACGTATATGTTTTCTTGTAAGCTTTCTTTTTCAACTTTTACTAGCCCGCCCGGTATGAGTGATGAATTATTCTTATTTAAAAAGTCTATGTGACCACTCCAATTAGGTGCAATAACAGGCTTACCTGAAAGAGATGCCTCTAGTAGCGGTCTTCCAAAGCCTTCGCCGTGCGTAAACGTAATATGTGCCTTCACTTTAGGGTGATTATAAAGATCGTTTACTTCATCATCGTATAAATCACAGTGTAATAAATAAACATTAGGCAGCTGTGATGCAGGTATGCCGCATTGTGATCTTACATCTTTAATCTTCTTCAGCATGTCTTCTCTATCCATCATACAAGGTGAAGCACCTGATGTTTTTAATATCAATCCTGTTGATTTATTGTTTCTGAAAGCTGTGAAGAATGTTCTTATTAAATTTCCTACATCTTTTCTATCTTTTCCGATACTGCCTTGGAGCCAGTGGCCTACAAAAAGGAAATTCCAACTTGTCTCTACTTGATCCATAGCATCAACTAACACTTTTGAATATTCATCACCGGACTTTTTTCTGTGGTATATTTCTGTGTCTGCGCCTTCGAATAAAACATCTAATGGTTTTTGAATTTTTAATTCTTGACCTTGCTCATTTTTGTAAATTGTCTGCTCCATTACTTCAACACTAAATTTAGAACTTGCCAGTACAAGATCCATCCTGTTACAACCTTCAATCCAGCTTTGAGGTATCACTGTAGCCTCTAGCCCAGCTGTTATTCCGATATTATATTTTCCTACTGGTTGAAATTCATTTGGAACAACAATGTGTATATGAATATCAGGTTGTGTCTTTATCTCGTTTTGATCTTTGACAATCACATCAATTATAGCTTTATCTTTTGGTTCGTCTATTACGAGTGCATTCTGTGGTGTCGCACCCCATGGGACAGGGAAAACTTTTACATTATATTTGTCTGTTGCAAGAATTGCCCTTACAACATCCCTTGATCTTGCACCGTATCCAGATCTTGTTGCGACAGGTGCTGTTATTAAAACCGTTGGCTTCATTATATCTCCTTTGTCATAGTTAGTCCGTTCCATTTAGGTAGTTTATAATCCCATTTTGTAGCATTATCAATCATAACTCTCTGTCTAGGTTTAAAGTTTTCCCATACAGCATCCATGTGTTCCATAAATCTTCTGTTCATTTCAGAAGCTGTGAACCCGAACTCTGGATTAGTCACGTATTCATATCCTGCTTTACCTTTTGCCTGAAGCTTTTCACCTCGTTCTGACCATGCTTTTTTAATTTGTATTGCAACATCTTGCCAGTCGGGTCTGTCATCTGAAATATAGGGTGTTGCAGGTGAACCTTGAAGAGATCTGCTGCTTGGCCATACTGGAAATACCCATTCACCGTGATCTTTATAACGACCGTCATGATTAGAACCCCATTCAGTTGTGTAATCATCAGTTGTTAGGTAGCTGCCATCTTCTTTTTTAAAGCCACAGTAGTCTTGCATGCCACCAGAAACATTTACAATTAATGGCACACCACACATCAATGTTTCTGTACCCATCAATCCAAACCCTTCATTTGAACTAACCAGTATTGAGCAGTCTGCTGAATTATACAACCAGTTCATTTGTTCACGCTCTAATTTACCACCTGAGAATGCTACATCATATCCTGGTGCTAGATTTCTACATAGCTCTGGTAAGTCTGTACCGTTTTCATCAACAGGAGTGCAATGTAAGAGCAACAAACATTTTGCAGCTTCTTCTTCTGTAAGAGAATCACAAAATGTTTTATAAGCATAAACAATATCACCGACTAGTTTTCTTCTTATATTTCTTGCATTATAGAATAAAACAAACTCTTTATCTCTGCCTTGTGTAGCGTCTTTTTTAAATTTTAAAAAGTCATCATACTTTTCATAGGACTTATCGATTGGAAAATAATCTTTCTCATTAATCCCATGAGGAATGTATGTAACTTGCCAATCTTCATATGATGATCTAACATTCTTAACAATATTAACTGTCTGCTTTGAGATATTAAACAATGCATCTACAGAATCATAATATTTCTGATTCCACATTGGATAAGGGAGTGAATCCCATATGTTATAATACATTATCGGTATGTTTTGCCTAATTTCATGTTCCATTTGAAACAGCCAGCCCCAAAACCTTGGATCTGTGTATATCATTATTCCACTTAGCGGATAAAAGTTCATACACTGCCTAACTAAATCTGGATTTCCATAGCCATTTGTTGGATGTATTTTTAAGTCTACATCCGGAACACCGGTTCTTTCAGAAATATCCTGACTCATATCAATTGCTTTTCCGTTGTCTGGGTGTGATATCGCTCCACCAATTTGAACCCAGTTTATATAGTGACATGTTCCCAAAACAAATTCACGTGACATATTACCAACACCAGAAGTCATTCTTAAGTCATCTGACAGTAGCAATACTGTTTTGCGTTTATCTTTTGGGAGCACTTCGTATCCGTTACGAATATCTCCTATCTTGTGCATTTAGTAACCTTTTTTATAGTTTTCGCTTAATTCATTAACATCACGAATTGTATCTCTAAATGACTGATCATTTAGGTACAAATACATTGATCTATTTACTAATTTTTGTAGTGTGACATGATCTATTTTACTGTCAACTCTGAATTTTTGATATAATTCAACTAGTACTTTTATTGATGTTAACTTCCAAAAATCGTTGTTCTTCATTGTAACGTCCTTTAAGTATATATTAATCTATAATATATATCGAGTTGCGCATGAAAAAGCTTATTTTTTATATATATCGTGATCAGGAGAGTCATTTCTCTTCTGACTTTTTATCTTTTTATCACGGTCTAAGAAGCTGAAGTGGTTTTTTAAGAAGACCATTGCGTTAATTATGCCTTCTACTGTTGTATTTTGTATTTGAAATCTTGATTTTGATCTTCCTTCTGTGACATCTAAGAAATATCTATCATTTTTATCTACGTCTTTCAGCTGAATTAGTGTTTTTATCTTTAATTTATTATCATGATCATTAACATAATTTGCTATTTTGACAATATCTTTTTGATCGTTACAATAAATACACAGTATTACTTCTTTAACACTATCAATTGTCTCTTCAATTATTTGCCAAGTTGGATCTCGATATTCTGTTAATATAAAATCACCTGGGATTCTTACTATTGGTATCATGCTTTTCCCTTATCACATATTTCTGGCGACTTTGCAAATTCACACCACTTACATTTAGTGTTGACGCCAAGCTTTTCAAAATTACCGTCTGTTTTATAACTTCCATCTTTATTAAAACATTCACTAATAAATAGGTCAACTTGTTTAAAAATTCTATTAATAGATACACCTGCTGAAGGAGGTTCAAATCTCTGTATCCATTTTACTGGCCAGTCACCTTTATCCCATACAATTCTTTTGATAATAATAAACTCAACATCAACCATTGAAATATCTACATTGTATCTATCTGCAATAAACTTCTTGTAAAATAAAAGCTGACCTCTTTTCATTGGATCTGTCTTTTCTTTTTTCCAACCCATAGTTGATGTTTTAAGATCGATAACTTTAATTTTACCTGTCTTTGTATTTCGCATGAGAACATCGATATAACCTAACACACCTACACCATTATACTCATCATCTATTGGCACTTCTATTCCTAATAATTCCCAATTCTTTTTTGCAAAATAATTAGCTCTATTTTTCTTAAACCAATCTAGAGCTTTAGCACCTTGCACACAAAATTCAGTTAGTTGTGACTGTGTAGAAAAATGTTCGCCATCTGCATTCTTAACACCTTCACCATAGAAGTGCTTTATTTTATCTACAAGCATGTTTGGCATGTCTATTTCATCAGCTTCCTTAATAGACTTGTCATACATTACAGTAAGATAATGTTGCAATACTTCGTGTACTGCTTTACCATAAACGGTGTATATAGAATCTGTAAATTTTCTATTCTTATCTATATAATTGAGTTTCCATTTGAACGGACACTGTGTGTAAATTTGTACTTGGGACCAGCTTATTCTTTCCACTACAATGTCTCTCTCTGACAAGCTAGATTGCAATAATAACCTACAACTGCACCTGGTAGGTCTTTATTTCCAACTACAGGTTCACCTTTTGCAGGCTTTTGAAATCCACCAAAACCTGTTCTTTCAAGACTGATGTGTACATAAGGATATTCAAGTGATTTTCCACAATGGTCACAATCACATTCAATCATTGGCCTTACATATTTCTTTTTTCTTCCTCTTGGCATTACTTACCCCACTTTCTATTTTTTACAATTGTTGCCATTATGCCGTAATTTGAAACATCCATATAAGCATCTTCCATTGGCTCGTCTTTTACAAATGAGCCTCTATCACTCATTAATAAAGTTTTTAACCTTTGAATTTTATCATTCATACGAAACCAAAGGCCTGTTAGTGATAATTTGACATCTTCTTCAGTTTTTAGATCTGTGCCTACAGAAATATTTCCTGGGCCGTAGTCTAGCTGTTTCCTGCAGAAAGTCTCATACTGCACTCTTTGAAGTCTTTTAAATTCTTCTGTCATATGAGGATATTCAGACTCAAGTATTTCTGCTGGATGCCTGTTGATTTGTGAACCATCTGATTCTTTTATTACTTTCATAGTTTCTTACAACCTATCTTGTTTTCATTTAAAAAATTTATTCCGTCTGTAATTCTATATTCATCGATATACCAGACTTCTTTTATTCCTGCAGCAACAATTAATTTAGCGCAGTCTATACACGGTGAAACTGAAGTGTATAACACAGCGTCTTTTGTTACGACGCCGTTTTGTGCTGCATAACCTATTGCATTAACTTCTGCATGTAACTCATTTAGAGGCGACCAATCTTGATGATTTTCACCATTTAGCGGCAATGCACCCCATTCGTATATGTGATTACAATGTTGTTTCCCAGCAGGAACACCATTCCAACCTGTCGATATTATTCTACCATCTCTTACAATTACACTACCAACTTGTGTTGAAGCGCATGTGGACATTTCTTCTGTCCGTTTTAGTATGTCGATAAAATAATTCTTATAGTCTGGCATTATATTATGTGTGCTGAATGTATTGTCACTGACAGTGTTGTTTCTTCTGGTATCTCATAATCTTTTAATCCGATCGCTTTTCCACACTCACCACAAAGATACTGTAAAAATTTATAGTCATGTTCAAATATGTTTGTGACATCAGATGATCTCAATGTTGCATAAAAATTAAGTCTTCCACCAATCATTAAACCGTTTTTATCTTTTTCGCCATCTCTATACATCATATGAAATAGTGCAATGCATGTATCATCAGCGTAAATATAACGTCTAGTTGTTTTAGGGTCTTGTCTAGATCCGTAGGGATTATCACCAATTGTCTCTTTAGTTATTGTTGTTAACATATTAGACAATATTTTTGTATAGTATTCTTTTTCAGACTCAAAATCAAATGCGTCATTTATTGATGTCATGAAGCCTGCACCAAGATCAGCTTCAAATTTTACTGGATAAGCTTCATTATTAGATGCCTCTGCATTTTGCATGACCTCATTAGGTATATCATTGCCTGATGTTTCTAAATAATCTAGTGTTTGTTGCAGTGGATTTTTTGATCTGATAACTTTTAATGTTGAAAACTTTCCAAACTTTTTAAGTAATTCTTCATAGATATTTGTAATTGAAATGACATCTGCCCATCGTTGTATTTCATCACCTCGATCATTATAACGCCTTCCCAACTCACTAATTGACGGGATTAGAACTACAGTTCTATTGTTAAGATCGTTTAGTTCATTCCTAAGTTGTCTTTCTAGCAGCTTAACGTTAGGTCTATCATAAAAAGTCGAATAGACCAAAGCACTCATTGTCGATCTATCTATGATGTTGTATTTATTGTTTGTTTCCTTGTGTAGTTGACTCATTAAAGTCGTTTTGCCAGCAAGGTCAGGTCCTTCAAGTGTTACATTTTTTAATTTTATCATATTAGAATCTAGCCCTTTTCTGTGACAAAGTAAAGGCTTTTTTATAAATTAATTTCATGTTCATCTTCATAAGTTTTAAGAATACGTTTTACAAGTGGATGTCTAACACAGTCTTCTCTACTAAACTTCATATGTGTAACACCTTTGACATCTTTTAGTCTATACCAGATATCGTAAAATCCACTCTTCTCATAATTAGTGACACCGTTTGTTTTGTACTTATCACACTGTGACATATCACCCTGTATTATCATCTTACAGTTTTGTGATATTCTTGTCATCAATGTTTTTGCCTGCATTGGTGATACATTTTGTGCTTCATCTAAAATAACATAGCAGTCTTCTAAATTTACACCTCTTAGGAAATTTAAAACACCAATTTCAACTTTACCATCTTCAACAAGTTTTTGAGCCCTTGATTTGCCTACAATATTATCAAGTATTGTAAATGTTGATTCGTTGTATTGTTGTATCTTTTTATCTAATTCACCAGGCAAGTATCCTAATCTGTCTTCACTTCCTACATCAACTGTTGGATTTATTATTATTAACTTTTTATACGGTGTACCTCTTCTCAATACATCTTGAAGTGCTTTGTAAATTGATACATATGTTTTACCTGTACCTGCAATTCCGTGGCATAGTATTAATTGATGATTGAAGTCTCCTATTTTATTTGCAAATAACTTTTGATTGTCTGATCTCGGTTTAAAATTGTTTACTATTTTTGGAATAGCACCTATCGCTGTTTTATAAACTTTCTCTGCCATTTCATCCTCTATTAAAAATTAATTATTTTGAATTTTGCAGCATTTGTTGACATGCCCCAATTCGGATCATTGTGAATATCAGCCAAACAAAATGTATATTTGTCAGGCTCTTTACCTTCTTTAAAGTCTCCCCAAACTCTTAACCATTTTTGATTATTTTGATTATCAATTATTTTTAGACTCCAGAATACTCTGTTATTTTTAGACTTCTTCTTTGTCTTATCGATTACAGAAAACCAACCTTGACCTCTTGATCCTTCAGCAATATTCATCGCGCAAGGAACATTATGTATTCTAATTTGTTCCATCATTTCATCAGGAAATACTAGATTATTTTTTACTGTTGAAGTCATTGTCGCATAGTTTTCTATTTTTTCCATTCTGGTCCAATCAGGTATTTCTGAATACTTTGGAAAGAGACTGTCAATATGGTCTGTTGGAAATTCACCTTGTTTTTCTAACTTTTTTCTTTGTGTTTTTGTAAGACCTGATTTGTGTTTTCTGAGTGTATCATAATTCTTTTCATCTGTTAGTACGTGAAGTAATTGGTTATGATTGCTTAACAAACCGTCTTCAAATTCCTGTAGTGAGCCTAATGCTTCAACAACACAAAGTGATTTGATTGCTGACTTATTAAACTTTGACCACCTCCAGTTACCTTCAGAATCATATAATAGTTCTTTAATATTTCTAAACGGCCTTAGTGTCATCACTTCATTCATTGCAGCATCTCCGACACCTTTGATTGATGATAATGGTGGGACAAATGCGTTTATTTCTGTTGAATATTCCCATTGTGTGCCAGAATAGTTAATATCTGCATCAACAATTCTATAACCGTATGACTTTATTTCAGAGATTGTCTTCGCCAAACCTGAAGGATTGTTGTTTTCAGAATCTAATATTGTTGCCAACCATTCTGCCTCATGGTATGTATGTAACCATGCGCCGTAATAAGAATCTATTGCATAAGCTATTGCGTGTGATTTATTAAATCCGTAAGTTGAGAATGCTTCGATTCTTTCCCATAAGTCTTGTGTTACTTTTTCACTAATCCCATGTAATTCTTTTGCACCTTTGATAAACTTTTCTTTTGCTATTTGTCTTTCATTCTTCTTACCACCAAGTGAATCGTGAGACATCTTAACAAGTGTTTTCCTAAGTTTATCAGACTCACCAGGTGTAAATCCAGCAAGATTTTGTGCTAGCATCATAAACTGTTCTTGGAAAACAATATGATTAAATGTTGGTGAAAGAACTTTTTTAATTTCAGGATGTGCATAAACAACAGAATCTTTATCTTTTTTAGCTTGAACAAATTTCTTATGTACATTTGCCTTAAGAGGACCAGGTCTGTAAATTGCAGTTAATGCGCCTAGTGTTTCAATGTCTGTTGGTTTTGCCTCAAGACAAAATCGTCTTGCACCGTCTGCTGTAAACTGAAATATTGCTGTAAACCTTCCATCTTCATAGACATGTTTCCACACCTTTGGGTCTTCCATCTTCACATTTCTACAGTTTAAGTTTTTATCAAAGAAAGCTTTTATGTCCAAGAAAGATGGATTAGGATTTCCTTGTTTCTTAAGAATACGTCCAATACATCTTTCTACATCTCTTAAAAGTGTTAATCCTAAGAAATCAAATTTTAAGAAACCATTTGGCTCTAAATTCCTAACGTTCATACCTTCAGACCAAGGTGTTTGTAATTCACCTCTTACAGATATTATTGGCATACAGCTTGTTAAGTCCTTTTCAGGTGCGATAATAACACCGCCTGCATGTCTTCCAATACTTCTATTTTGAAGAAATAGAGAGCTAATCTGTCTTTCAACATCTGGATATTTTTCCATGAATGTCTTATATCTTTTTGAATATGCCATACAGTCTTCGTGTTTAAGCATAAACATTGATTTCTCTTCATTGTCACCACGCGCATGAGGCATTACTTCTTCTTGTAAACCTGCTGATAGTTTGTTTACATCAGCAAACGGGACATTATAAAATTTTGAGACATCTTTTAACAATGATTTTAATTTAAGAGTGTTAAAGTTAGAAACTGGTATTACAGATTCTTCACCATACAATTCTTTTGAAGCTTCAATCATTACATTACGATCGCCTGCATCAGTATCAATATCTGGCCAAGAAACTTTATGTGGTCCTAAGAACCTAGCCCATAGTAAACCATATTCGATAGGGTCAAGTTGTGTTATACCTAACAAGAAGTTAACCAAACTACCTGCACCTGATCCACGACCTGGACCTAACAGCGTCTTTTGTGAAGACTTTTCAAAGATCTGATACATCGTGATAAAATAAGATTCATGTCCTAATGTCTTGATGTCTGCAAGTTCTTGTTTTGCTCTGTCAATATATTCCTGTTTTTTGTCTAAGCCTTCACGAACTAAGCCTTCTTTGACCAAGTCTACTAAGATATTGAACGCAGGCTTTTCAGTATTACCATGAACAGGTAATTTTGCTGATTGATCAATCCAAGTATCTTCACATAGATCCCATGCAATATCATGTGTTCTATTGATTGCATCTCTAACATCTGTTTCATAGCCTTTGTAGAAATCATATTCATTATAATTATCAGTAAACTCTTGCCACATTTGTTGTGCATTTTTAGGATACAATAAACATTTAAGCTCTTCTTCTTTTGGGAGCTTCATCTTTTCAGGATCTGAACTAAACCATCCTAATTTTTTGTATAATTCTCTAGCTTCCCAAACATTCGGCGTTGGATAATGTGAGTCTGCAGTTGCAACTAGTTTTACACCAGTCTTTTTAGATAAATCAAGCAGCATTTTATTTGTCATCTGCTGTGCTGTAAGCTTATTAAATTGTAATTCTAAGAAGAAGTTTTCTTGTCCGACACAGTCAACAAAATAGTCTGTCATGTTAGTAAGTCTGTTCATTACTGTGTTATATTTTAAAGGATCATTTAATAAGTCTGGATGAAATTGGTCAAATGTCTTATCTTGAAATTCATTATAAATAATTCCAGATGCCAAACCACCAACACATGCAGTTGAAACAACAAGACCTTCACCGTGTTCTTTTAACATTTCAAAATCAATTCTAGGAAATCTATAGAATCCGTGCTTGTATGATTTTTTAACAAGTGTGAAGAGATTTGTTAGACCTTTTCTGTTTTTAGCAATCACAACAAGATGATAATATCTTTTCCATGCAGGTTTGCCTTTTGAAGATTCTTTTGTTTCGTTTTCATCTTCTACAATGTGACCGCCTGCTTCAATTTCTTTTTCTGCATCAATTATTACAGGTGAGTTGTGCATCTTTTCTTTTTTCTTAGCATCTTTTTCTGCTTGAACTGCTGCACGATGTGCTTGGTACTGTGACTGCCAAGTCTTTATTGACGGTATAAAATAAAATTCGACGCCGTATAATTGTCTGTAATCTCTACCTGACTTTTTTATAATATCAGAGTGTGCGTTTGCGTGTCCTAGACCATTACCGTTACCGTGGTCTGTTATCGCCCATGAATCACCACCCTGAGCATCACTAGTGATAAAGTCGATATGATCAGAAGGATACCCAATTGCATCAAATGTACTAAAAGTTGTGTGTGAATGTAAACCAGTAAACCTGTCTGGCGGTGCAATATTTTTTAATGACATACTATTCCTATTGTTATTATGTTAGAATCTAACAATAAAAGACTATACGCGTAAAGGCTTATTTTAGTCTTTTTTCAACTACTTTTGATTTTGTTTTAAACATATTATAAATATCATCCATACTGAATCCATTTACAATCATCAGTCCTAATAAAAATTTTAGGACATCTATGCTTTCTTCTAGTAGTCTTTCTCTTGCGTCATTTGGAAGATCCATCTGTTTGTGCATCTTCCAATCGACTTCGTTTAAAACCTCTGTCGCTTCTGCGATCAGTGCGAGTATGTACTCTTTATTCCACTTTACCAAACTGTTTTTATCAGATCTTACCTCTTCTAAGGTTAAGTTTTGCTTTTCTTTAAAGAACCGTTCGGTAAAGCTTTTCTGTAATTCGTATATCTCTTCGAGCTTATCCACGTAAAAAGTCATACCTTTCATGTGCTTGCTTTCTTAACATCTCTAACTCATCATCAATACTTTTAATAATTTCCATAAATGTATTTCTTCCACCATCAGTGCCGTTTAAATCTTCACGTTTAGATTGATATAAGAAGTCATCTTCATTGTAATCAAAAAGATCAGAGTCTTCATCTGGCCAGTATAAGTTTGTGCCTGTTCCAGTTCTTGCTGTAGAGATGTAATACCTTGCAGGTGTGTGAATATCAATACAGTCAACTATCATTGGATAAGCTCTTACTAATTCTAACCACATGTAATAAGCAACAACATTATCTTCTGTTGGCTGGATTTGTTTATCAATGCGTGTTTTGATAAATGCCATTACGTCTCTTATGTTACCTCTTGCCCAGTAGAATGTGCTTAAGCACTTAGGCAATATATGTCTAGCATCCATAACAGATATTTGTTTAGTGTCAACCATGTCTGCATATAGTTGTTTAGTGTCATTTACTAGTTGTTTATACCTTTCATACATTTCAGGTGAGTTTATGATTGCGTGTGGAACTACAGCATCATCGTTTCTTTGTGTCCTATCACCTGTACACTGTGCTGAAAAACTAAATGCACGGTGTCTAATTAAGTGTGTAACAAATTGTGTGTCAACACCTTCAATTGTAAAAGTACAATTAATTGTTTCAAATGCTGTTGGTAGTAGTTTACCATTAAAAAGCATCCAGATCATTTTATCTTTTTCATAGTCTGATAATGATCCTTTATTGAATGGCTGCTCTGCCCATGTAGCTGTGCAGAAGTCTGGTATATAGTTTCTTAATTCTTCTATGGACGGACTACTTACTAATTTTGTCTTTATAGAATCTAGATGATCATGAAACTCTGTTTTTATCGGCTCGTTAAACCCTAATCCAGTTGGAAGTTCAACTACCGGTAATTCATTATTAATTGGCATTTTCTATTCTCCTGTATTTTTGTAAATCTTGTTCGCACTGCATGACACGTTTAGCTGCGTTTGTTGCAACTTCTTTCATATAACCTTTATTACCTAGTTCCATTTCTGCAGTTGCGTATTGCACACAACTAAGATTATCTGCCATCTTTACAGCTAATGCTTCAGGTGAGTTTTGGTCTTCAAAGTGTTTAAATGTGTCATACCACTGTGGGTATCTTTCTTCCATGATAACGTATTCTGCTTTTACAACTTCTTCGGCTAATTTAGGAAAGTTGCGCTTTACATCATGTGTAACATCAGAAAGATGTAATTCTGGTATGTCATGTATTAGCGACATTTTTAGTGCTTTTTCCAAATTAAAATTATAGTCATCGTGTAATTTAAGTGTAAGTACAGCAACAAAATAAGAATGTTCTGCAACACTTTCGCTTATAATTTTAAATTTATTATTGTATCTTGTGAGTGCTTTTAAAATGTAGACATCATCTACAAAATCACTCAACGAAACCGACGTATTCTTTTTCATATGTTAGGTCTTCCATTATTCCTGTTACGTGTTCTTTTAATTCATCGATATTGGTTGCTACAGCTCTTCCACTTCTAGATAACATAAGATTAAAGTTGCCGGTCAGTCCTTCAGCATAATAAATGATAGGTACGTTGGAAGCATATGAAAAGCCTGCTTCAAATATTGTACCAAGATCTTTATCACGTGTATTGCAAACAACAAATTTTCCATCTGTTATTGCATCGACATTTCCTTTAAATATCATCTCTTGTTCTTCAGTTGATGCGTCTGGTTTTGCTACAATTTCATCTTTCGGTGAAAAGTAGTTTACACCTAACTCATCAAGTGCTGTTTTTATGTTTTCTAAATCACGTGCTTGGTTCTCGTTGAACCAGCCGCTTGCAATATAACAATCGTGCATGTTTTACTCCTTATAACCATTTGTTTATATATATACTCTATATTTGTCAAAATATATATTTTTTTTAATTATTTTTATTAATTTCATTAAGACCAGTTAAATCACTACTGCTTCTTATTTTACCGCCTAAACCATCAACCATCTTAATTCCTAAATCTTTGCAAATAGATGATTCTGGTACTTCTCCAAAGTTTCTATCACCACCTTGCGCAAAAATATCAGGCTTTACTGCAGCTACAGAATCACAAACTGATTTATCTTTATCAACGCTAAGAAATGCCTTATCAACTACTTTAAGTGACTCAACAATTTTAAGCCTGTCTTCTTGTTTCATAAATGATGAGCCTTTTTTAAGCTTACACTGATGATCATTGTTTACTATAACAATTAATTCTGTGCCTAGCTCTTTTGCTAGCTCTAAATACTCAATATGTCCAACATGTATTGGATCAAAATAACCACTTACAGCAACTTTCATTTTATAACTCCTATTAATTTTGCTGGGGTATAAGGATTCGAACCTCAACTGCCTGGACCAAAACCAGGTGTCCTACCATTAGACTATACCCCAAATAACATTTTTAATTATGGTCCGGCTGCTTCGAGGATTTATCCTGTCTTTAAGACAAGCACCTGGAAGCTAGCCGGTAGTGGAGCTGATAGGGATCGAACCTACGACCTCCGCAGTGCAAGTGCGGCGCTCTCCCAACTGAGCTACAGCCCCAAATTTCAATTAGAAATTAACTGAAATTCCTACATTAGCATATCTTGGTGTTCCAAGAAATACTTCTGCGTTATGAGCAGCGTGAACTTTGTCACCATACCCATTATATTGACTATTGTCAACAGCATCTTGTACGTATACTCCGTCAAGTGCATTAAATAAATGAGCTGATAATGTCATATCAACTGCATCTATTGGAAGCTTATAAGATAAGTGTAAGTCTAACTTACCATAACCAGGTGCTTTCCAAACCTGATCTCTATCTGCATCACCATCTACTTCACGTGAATCAGGACTCCAGTCGGAGTAATTATCATCATACATTCTGTAAAGAGCTTGCATGTTTAGACCTTTAATTGGCTTGAATGTTAATCCACCAACATAAGCTGTTTGCGGCATGTCACCAACCATAAGGTCATTAAGTGCATAAGAATACTCAGATGTTGTCATACCAATTACTTCACCGTTCTCATTGAACTCTTGTTCTTGATATGTACCATCAGCGTCACCTACGAACTTCCAATTACCTTTACTTAAAGCCAAATCAATATCTAGCATTTCGTGAACAGCAATTTTACTTTCCACTTCCCAACCAGTATGATTTTGTTCAACTCCTCGTAAAAAGATAACATCAGTATCACCAGAATCGCCTTGACCTGTTGAAACAGCTTTAGTGATATTTCTATCAATCCAGCGTGTGTTATACTGACTTAACTTAACAGCCACTTTATCACTGTTATACTTTCCACCAAATTCAAAGCTTTTAAACTTCTCATTATCAGGGTCAGTAGCTACTGTTCCATCATAGTATATGACGTTGTCCATAATTGGCGGCTTTTGAACGTATCCGTAATTAACAAATCCAGACATACGATCATCTAAATTGTAAGTAGCACCACCTTTTAACTGAAATGTAGTGATTGGATCAGCACTTATCTTTTCATTAGCCACAGTAAAGTGATCCTGATAGGAATACGCTATAGTGGATAAACCACCCATACCATATAAACTCATTTTGTCAGTTGTGTACTTACCTTGTGCAAAACTACCAAACCAGTCTACTGTTGTAGTGTTAAAGTATGCGATTTCATCACCTAAACGAACAATTTTACCGTCTTCGGCATTGTCGTCTGCATAATCTACATAATAATCACCACCAAGTAGATCACGTACTTCACGCGCATGTTCTATTTCAGCAGTTCGCCAATCAATACCTACTTGAACCTCTAACTCATCTGATATATCATAATTAAGTTTAGAAATTAACCCATAAGTGTTTTGACGATTAATTGAATTACGAAGGATTCCTGTTGAGCGATTTTCTGTATCTGAAAAGGCAGAATCTACATTAGCAGAGTTCTGTGCTATCTCAGCATTCCAATCCCATTGCCAGGGTGAAGATGCATACCATCTTTCTCCTTCTACCGCGGGTGTTCTACTTACGCTACCATAAGTTCCAGTTCCTCCACCAGAGCCACCACTCCAATATAGTACTGAACTTAATCTTGCATTGTCATTTAAAGTTAAAAAGTGGTTTAAGTTGACAAGAGGCTTGTGGAAATAATTTTCCCTTTCATTAAGCATACCAGCATTCATTCTATCTGCAGTGTTTGCACCATACATATAAAAATACTGTTTGCCTTTATAGGACTCATCCACAGGTGCCCAGTTCTGGTTAAATAGTCTACCAGCTTCAGTTTCAAACTTCTCACCTGCAACATAAGCAGAGTCATTATAACCATCAATGTCTCCTGCCAGATCTTGCGAGTAAGTCGCTATATTCTGCTTGTATAGATTTTGACCATGACGCTGTGGTGCACCAATAGCGTATAGTTCGAATCGTTGATCGTCACTGACTGCATAGCTTCCACCTAAGTAGTATGCCCATGCATCTGTCCAAGTTCCATCAATGATTCCATCACCTGTCTTTCTAACGATTGTTCCGCTCAATGCTAACTTATCGCCAATAAGACCTGTGTTGTAATTCATAGTAGTTTTCATAAAACCACCAGCTCCAGCCTCCTGTTTAACTAACCCACCTTTTTCGTGAGCAGCAGGATCTGTTATTATGTTCATAGTTCCACCTATAGAAGGTGTTGCTAGATTGACTGCTGATAAACCTCGTTGCATCTGGATAGAGTTTGCAGCATCTGCTACACCGTCCCAATTGGACCAATAAACCCAACCGTTTTCCATATCGTTTTGAGGTACACCATTAATCATAACAGCAACATTTCTTTGGTTAAAACCACGAACATTGATACGAGCATCACCCGCACCACCACCTTGTTGAGTCGCATAAACTGACGGTGTCATATTAAGCGCCATTGGAATATCTTGACTACCAAGTCTGATTTCCATTTCAGCTTTATCAACCGTAGTATAGGCAACAGGTGTGTTTTCGTCTGCACGAGAAGCCAAAACTTCTAATGCTGTCATTGCAACAACGTCAGATTCCATAATAAAATTGACGCTTGACACAATATCTCCGACACTAACTGTTTGAGTGTTTGAGATATAACCAATGAAGGAAGCAGTGATGTCATAGTCCCCAGAAACGACGTCTATTTTGAATTTACCTTCTGAATCGGTAACTCCTCCAAGATCTGTTTCTTCAACTACTACATTAGCTCCAACAAGTGGTTCTGAGTCTGAATCCAGTACTACACCTACAATAGATTGCGCGAACAATCCTGATAAGAATAGTAAGGACACAGCAAGATTACGATAGTTCATAATCTGTCTCCTTGTTTTTGATTAGTAAGTGGCACATTTTTCTACAGGTGTGCCGTCTGCCTGTCCGCTTTTTGTGTAAATTTAAACGATGCATACATCGCCATCACAAAACTTTTCAGCTTCTGAATCTTCGCCTTTCATCTTTGCAAAAGATAAGTTCTTTAATTTCTTACTCATTTTATTGTAAGTCTTCTCATCAATTGCTTCATAAGGCATTTGTTTATATGCACCCATGTCTAATCGAGGTAAACAACTTATTCCCTTTAACTGATATTGAAAGTAATTCAAACACTGTTCTAATTGATCTGCTTCTGTCTCTGGATCAAATGTAACTGTACAACTAACTTGATTATCTGCCCAATGTCTTTGCAGTAGTGCTGCTAGACTGAATTGTTCCCATACAGTCAATTCCTTTGCAGTTCTTATTCCATCACCGACATCTATTGGAACTTCTATACAAACAGTAGAGTCTTCAGAACCAAATGCAGGTTCTATTGTGTATCCTGCATCTTGTAACGGTTTAAGTAGTTCTGACTGGTTTGATAATCTCATTCTTCTGATGTAATGTCTTGATTCTGGATAGTGTACGCCTGGCGTTGATCCTGCAAGTAGTGATACTGTTCCACTTGGCTTTACAGATGTTGTTTTTATTGACTTGGGAATAGCTAAGAAGTCTGAATAAACAGTATCTAAACGTTGAATTTCATCATATCCTGATTCTAGCCAATCTCTTAATTCACCAACACCTCTGTAAGTTAAAAACTGAGCAACTCCACTAACAGAACATCCTATTCTTCTATTACGAAGCATAACTCTGTTTGTTTCTGGCCAATGTGTTTTTCCTAATGTAACTGTCTTTGCATATAAGTACGCATACTTTAATGTCTTTTTATAATCTTCTAATGATTCATGTTTATACGGAAATGTTTCAACTAAGCAACACAATTCATAAGATTCTAGAGTTTGTTCCAAACAAGGATTTCCACCCATTGCTCTGTGGTCTTTATTGTTTTTAGGATCTTTCATCCTAGAGTATTCACGCATATTATCTAGCCATGCAAATCCTGGCTCACCATTCTTAACAACTCTTTTACAAGCGTCAGAATAATCCATTCCTAGCTCTGCAAATATTGAATTATTAGATGTCCATCCGTATTGATCTCTGTGAGGGTTTACTTCATAATCTTTTAGGTCCATGTACTCATCAGAATAAGGGTCACCGAATACGATTTCAGCTGTGCGGCGTACGTTTCCTGCTACTACACACTTCCCGATGAGGTTCATTATGTCTACTATTGTTGTAATTGTAATTGGTGAACCTGCATTTCCATCTAGTGCACCTCTTATAGTTTCATGAACTTCTTTCAAAGGTTCAGGACCACTTGATTGTCCTCCAAAACCTTTAATCGGCACGCCTGCTGGTCTGATTTTAGAATAATCAAATGTTATTGCAGATGTTCCGTGAAAATAAGAATCAATTAATGCTGCAACTGATTCTACCCAGCCTTCTCTTGTGTCTGGTATTGTAATTACTTCAGGATCTCTTTTTTCTGTAGGACCTTTTACCATTATTTGGTCAGCACCTTTTGTGTCAAAACCAACACCCACACCTAACATACTTGCGTCCATTAAAAATGTGAAAGGTTTTGAGCCGTCATCTTTTATAGTTTCTGTTGATACAAATGCACAATTATTAAGAGCAGCGTATAGATTTCTTTCTTCTGTTATTGCTGTTCCCATTGCCCATAAACCTCTACCTGGTGGTAAAAACTTCATGTTAAATATTCTATCAAACATTTCTTGTGCAGATTTTTGTGCTTGCCACGGGTTCCAACCTAATTGATGTGATTCAATATGGTCTTTTTGCATTGAGTATGTTCCCTCTACAACCCTTTGCACTGTTTCCCACCATTTTTCGTTTTTTCCATTTTCTTTTAGTCTAGAATATGTCCTCATAAAGACTAATTCTCCTAAACCATTGAAACCAAATGGTGCTTTTTTTCTTTTATATTTGTCTATGAATGCTTGTGAAAGCTTGAATCTACTTGAATCCATTGCAACTTCTCCTAATGTCTTTATAAATGATTTTCCTAACCGCTAAGTTAAATAACGGGATATACTTAATTTGTCTCAAAATTTTTGTAGTCTCCTTCCTTTTTTTCTTCACCTGGCTTAAAGCTTTCATATTTTTGAGCTAATAATTTTCTTGTGTATTCAGTGCCGTTGTCTTGCTTCTTCTGTTCATTTTGACCGTTAGCTGATGATGAATCATATACATCTAATTTTCCAACAGATGTGTTCATTGTCAGAGGATATGTCATTCCATCAGGACCGAATCTATTTTTAATTACATGGACACGACCTGTGTTTGCAATTTTATCTTCTATCTTTCTAGAAAGTGACATAACAAAATCAGCTGTCATTATTTTTGCATAAGATTCTGCAATCTTTTCTGCACCAATAACTTCATCTTCTAGTGATGATCTATTCGATTGTGATGCTGTCCATACAGGTATTTGGAATTCACCACTAAGGCCTCTTAAATCTTCATAAATATTTCCAAGTGCATGTCTTACAGCCTGTTCTTGGTTGCCTACATCTCTGAGCAAATCAGCATAGTCAACTAATATTAAGTCTGGCTCATGTCCCATCAGCTCTATTGTCTTTAAATGAGTGTGTATAGTCTGAACCGTAGCACCTCTTGTTGGAAAGTATTTTATTATTAGTTCACCTTTACAATCGTTATTAATTGTTTCTCTAACTTCGTCTTTATTATCTTTTATATTTGCAACAGGAACTCCTGAGAATATTGTTGCAAACCGCATACCGACATAAGCTTCATTTAATTCGAGTGTATAGAAAACTACATTCTTACCTGCTTTAAGTGCATTAACACCAAGCGCTTGTAAGAACCAACTTTTTCCAATACCAGAAGGTGCGACTACAACACCTAGCTCACCTCCAGAAAGACCGCCATCCATTACTTCATCTATTGGCTCCCATCCAGAAGGCACACAAGTTCTGTTTACATCTTCTAATATTTTGTCAAATTCTTTTACATATTCTAAACCAATATCTCTGTGAGTTCCAGCGCGCATTGCATTATCTACAACTCGTTTTATCTCTTCATATTGGCCTAACTGCAGTAAGTCAACAGACTTAATAATTGCAGATTTTAGCATTTGATTTCTACAAAATGTTACTGTTTCATTTTTAACAAATTGTAAGTCTAATGCTTCAATACTTTTTGTTACTTCTCTTAACTCATCAACAACTGCATCTTTGAGTAAATCTGTTGTTATTTCATTTATCTTTACTTTTAGAGCTGCTAGTGTAGGAGTAACTTTATATTCGTAGTAATAATCTTTTATTGATTTTACCAACCACTGTTTTGCTTCCGTCCCCATTAGTTCTGGTTGCATCATATCGTAAATAGTAACAGCGAATGTAGCATCTGTCAACAGAGAAGTTATTATCTTAGTCTGAAAAACAGATCCGTATTTTGTTAAATCATCATTTATTGGCGGCATTATTTAGTATTAATTCTAATTGGTTGAAAGACTCCTGAAGCCATACATCAGGATTTCTAATTGCATGGTCTATAGTGTCTTCTAAAAACATTTTATGAATTTTATATTTTACAAGTCTTGAAGTTCCATCTCTAACTTGGTCTACAATAGATAACTTTGCATTGCCAGGAATGTCAACATCATGGAGCTGCATTAATCTGTAGTTTCTTATTAGTAGGTCTTTGTGTTCAAATAGTTGTGTAACATTTAAAAACTCATCTATATTAATTATTGCTTCATCAGTCAAAGATGGGTATTTTTTTCTTATTGTCTTTAAACCTAGACCCCTTACACCATTGATATTATCAGATTTGTCACCGTCTATTATTCTATAATAAATAAAGTTCTCAGCAAGTATCTCAAATTCTTCTTCGAGACGTTTTCTGTCATATAAAACTTTTTTCGTTGGTGACCAAACAGCGATTCTATCATTTACTATCTGATAGAAATCTTTGTCTGTACTCATGATTGTTATTCTTGAATTGTTCAGTACTTGCTTTGAAATATAAGCCATTGTGTCATCAGCTTCTATATTCTCCATTGTTATAACTGTAACCGGCAGACAGTCTAGATACTCAATTAAGCGCCTAAACTGTCTGCGCATGTTTTCAGATTCACTTTCATCAGTCAAACCTTCAACCCTGTTAGGTCTTTTCAAAGGTTTTCTTCCTGCTTTGTATTCTGGGAATATTTTCTTTCTTCTTGCTGATCCACCTTTTCCATCGAAAGTTATGATAACTCTTGTTGGCATTATCGTTCTTACAGCCAAACCTACTGTTTGTAAGAATCCAACAATACCACCTATGTGTTGTCCATCTGCATTAGTAGCTGGTGATGCGGCCCACGTCCTGATAAAATTGTTTAAGCCGTCAATTATCAGGACGTGTTCATTTAAGCCGCTTTCAGTAGAAACCTGCTTCCCGATATCAGATAATATTTCTCTGTATCTTTTACGCAAGGTCACCATCCACAACTTCGTCTGTAAACTCGACATCATCAATGCCTCGTTTATCTTCGTAAGTCAGAATGCTAGCTTCACAGATCTTATCATACAGATAGTCTTTAAGCCCTTCGTTTTCTGCGAGTTTCTCTTTGAAGTCCTTTGATAAGAACTTTATAGGTTTGCCGTCATAGTCAATTGTATACCAGGCACCTGCTGTTTGAGCAATTTTTAGATTCTTTAATTGCGTTAACCAGCCGCCTTCATCATCAATACCTCTATCAAAATACATTTCATAGTCTGAAATTCTTAATGGAGGACCAATTCTGTTTTTAACTATTTTTGCACGACATTTGTGTCCGATTACATTTCCTTCTTTATCTTTAATCATTCCCATATTTGATAATCTAATACGTGTTGAAGCGTGAAATGGCAAAGCCAAGCCACCACTCGTTGTATATGGATCACCAAACATAACGCCCATCTTCTGTCTTAATTGATTAGTAAACACTAAACTGATTTTATGCCTTCCAATCATTTGTGTAATCTTTCTCATAGCCTTGGAGATAATAATCGCTTTTGAAGTAGCCCATCCGTCTTTATCATAATCAGACGACATTTCAACCTTAGTAGAAGCAGCTGCAAGACTGTCAACAAGTATAGTTATATGTTTGTCTTTGCTAGATTCTCTTACTTTAGTTACAATGTCTTCAATACCTTGAAATATATCTTCAACAGTTTCCATGTGAAGATACAGGATATTTTTTGTATCAGCGCCTATTGCATCTAAAAACTCCTTGCTAACTGAAGTTTCTGTATCAATATAGATTCCAATACCACCTTTTTTCTGTGTCTCGGCAAGAATATGTGCACCAAGCAATGATTTTCCGGAAGCCTGGAGACCATTAATCTCTGTTATTCTTCCCACTGCTATTCCACCATTCGGTCTGTTTGATATTGCCAAGTCTAATAAAGATGATCCTGTAGATATAAAGTCCTTTATGTCTGTTGGTGTATCGTCGGAACCGTCTAAGAAAAAAGCAACTTTTTGTCCTTTAATCTTAGAGTTTAGACTCTCTGCTAGCTCGCTAGCAAGGACATCACGTCTCTCGCTCATAACTTTCTCCTACTTTTTATGAATTAAATAGATCGTCAAAAGCAGCTGATACATCTTCTACTGCAGCTGGTTTAGCATTTTTTGCAGGATCAGTGACTTCTACTTCATCATCACCTTCCTGGCTTAACCAACCTTCAAGAGCCTTTTGAAGATCATCATATTCCATCTCTCTATAGATGTCTGTGATATTCTTCTGAGTATCTTTTATAGTACTTAGTATGTCAGCATTTTCTGTCATTGGGGTTTGATTCGGTTTAACACGAATCGTAGTCATTGGAAAAGAACGTCCTGTCTCTTCACTTGTCTTGAACTCTACAACAATATCACGACCGTTTACAGGGTCTGTAATATCACCATAGTCAGGATCAGCGATTACAGAAAGTAGTTCTTGATAGACCATTTTGCCGAAGCCCCAGAATTTTACGCCTTCGTTCTCTTCACCTCTTACGATGACAGGTGCAAAAGTACGCATCTTAGCTTCGATCTTTTTACCTAGCTTATAGTCTTCTTTATTACCAGAAGTTTTAAGCTTAGTAGCAAACTCCTCAATTGGGTCTGGTCTTCCAAATGAGATAGGTGAAAGATAGTTCTTTTCGCCCATATCATAATGAAAATACAACTCAATAAACGGATTGTCCTTATTAAATTTGTAAGGCACAATTCTTACTTGAGTTTTACCAGGTGAGGGTTTCCAAAGATTCGATGTTCTTTGGTTTGATGTTTGTAGTTCAGATAACCTTGATTTTATTACAGATAAATCCATTATCATTACTCCTTAGTTTATTTGTTATTAGTTAATCCTTTAATATATATAAAGCTAAAATCTCAAAAGTTAGTTTTATATATATTATTTTAATTTTTATTTTTTAATTTTTGTTTTATCTTTTTTATTGTTTACTAAGCCTAATTTTTTTAAAAAATCTTCTTGAGTTTTTCTAAAAGAACCTTTCTTAGGTGGCCATTCAATTTTTTTCATTTTTTTCATTATATTTAAATATAAAAGCCTGTGCTTGTCCAGCCTCCTCCTGTTTCTTCACTTTCTTCTT